TTTTGTAATCCATTACATGATCTTGGAAATGCAATTAGGTTTGGTTTAAGACCTAACCACTCTTGTCTAAATTCCTGTATGAAATCATTGAGGTCTTGTTCTGTTCCACTAATGATTAATTTTAATGCATCTCTAATTTTATCTCTGCAAACTTGTGGAGTTGATGACTTAACGGCTTCGATACCCATCATCTTGAGTTTGGGTTCTGCATACTGAACACCTTCTGAGTTATGAACATTCAGAATGTATCGTTTCTTTGCAGTCCAGATACCTTTATCTGCAATGACCTCTCGGCTCATAATCATCTTCTGTTCATACGCATTTGTATAATCTGCAAGTTCTTGATACTTTTCACCGATAAACTTTTCTATCGTATCACTACAAATAGTATCAAGAAACTTTACAGGGTCTTTCGGTTTTAATTTTTCTATCAGAGATTCAAATGTAATATAAACAGAGTCAGTATCAGATGCAAGAACATAATCTACATCTTCAGTTTCTAACAACTCATTTAAATACTTATTCAATGCAATCTCTATCCATCTAATAGAAAGTTGACCACCAAATGTAACAGCTTCTGCAACTCTAATGTCATAAAATCTAAAATACTGATTACCCATTGCACCATATGCAGAGTTAAGTGCAATCTTGAGTGCCATCTGTTTATTTTTATATCGTGATATGAGATTCAAAAGTTTTGGATGTTTGGTATCTTCATATTCTTGTTGAGTTTCCAACATCAACTTCTTAGTTATCTTACGATCATCATACATCTTTTTCAATAATTCAGGCACAAATCCACAATAATTGCGGTCAAATATTGCACCATTTGGAGTTATGGTTTCATCTTTCTTTAAAAAAGAAGTATCAAACTCTTGTGATAACATTTTATTAACAGTAGGCACCGTTTTATGCATCCCCTTGATAGTCTCAGGAGAAATATTATACTGCATAATCAAGTGTGGATATAGAGAATTCAAATCAAAACTAACTATCCATTTATGCAATCCAACTTGTGGGTCTTTAACATATGCACCTGTATACATTTCCCCTTTGTCTTTTCTGACAATTAAAGGAATTTGAATATTCTTATCTCTCAAATAATTATACATAATCACATCCCACATTCTTACCTGAGAAAATACATCACCATAATTACACTTTGCATTATAAGCCATAGTCATAATTAAATCAATCAATTTCATTTTATCCTCAAGACGATCTACTATCTCTACATCTTGAATATTATAATCAATGAATGATTGAAAATCTTTGGTGTACCACTCACGATAAGTATCGTATGGATTTGGATCTTTGCGTTCACCCAATTCAACAAATGCAATATGGTCTAATCTATAACTTTCTTGTGCAGAATATGTGAATTTTCGATACAAATCAAGATAATCTAATTGCTCCAATCCGTTAATATTATAACAAATATGTTCCTTACCTTGAATGTAAATACTATCTTTAAAAACACTTTTCCAAACAGATAATCGTTTAACTTCATTTTCACCTAAAAGATATTTAATACGATGAATCACATAAGGTATGTCATAAAATTTAGAATTCCATCCTGTAATAACATCAGGCTTATGAGTTTCCCAAAATTTAAGGAATTTCTCTAATAATTCTACTTCAGAAATACATTTAACATAATGTACATCTTCTCTACTATTAGTGTATTCTCCTACACCAAATACTACTATTTGTTTTGATTGGTGATTCTTAACTGTGATGGAAAGAAGTTCCTCAGATGAATCTTCCACTTTAGGAAATCCATTTTCAGAAGCTACCTCAATATCAATGGTTACAACTAAAATATCATCCATCTTCCAATTAAGTTCATTCCTCCAAGTGTCAGAAATATATTGGAAATGATAACGAGTCATACCATAAACTAATCCAGGCTGATATTCATATTGTTGAACAAAAGACCGAGCTTGTTTAATAGATGCTTGTTTGACAGGAGCTAAATATTTTCCGTCAAGAGATTTGTATGTGGTTTGTTTTTTAACTGGAACGTATAGGGTAGGTTGATATTTATGGCGGGCAGTTATTCGTTCTCCGTTCTTAACTCCACGAACAAGAATATGATCACCAAAATTTATTACATTAGTATAAAAATCCATATCACCTATAATCATTATTAATCAAAATATTATACTACAACAAAACAAAAATGTCAAGTTTATTATTCGTGTAAATTCACATTGGGAAGTATAATACCAGAACCGTATTTTGAATTCCAAGCATCTCTAGCTTCATCTACTGGATCAGTTATGCAAATAGTCCAATCTTTTTTAACGGTTACGTTGTCGTGTTTTGCAAAGGGGGGCCAAGGTAAAAAATTTATACCTTGTTGTGTGGGAACTAACTGACAAGGATTAGATATAATAACATCATCACTAATAACTGTTACATCACCTATAATTTCCTCGCCAGATTTTAACTTAACCAAGCGAATATCACTCATCTTTCTTTTTACCTATATTATATTTTTGTTCAAGAATCCAATCGCTCTTTTCTGTAAACGATAAGACTTTAATTTGACTCAACGGAGCTTTGGGTTCGGCCTCTCCAACCAAACCAACTAAACCCCAATCACTTAATAATCCTGCAATAGTGTTTCTTCTTTCTATATCATTTTCTGTAAGACTTGATTTCTTACCATCTAATACAAAAAGTTCCTTAAAATGGACAATATAATATTTGCCCTTCTTATGAAGTAAATGACACGATTGCCACAACTTCTTTTCTCTGCGAGAAGCAACACCAATTCTTGATAGAGTTTCCCTAACCTTCAAGAAATCATCTGGTTCATTCAAGGAAACTTCTAACATATCAGCTGATGTCCAATTTAATTCTTCAGTCATTTTCCACCTTTATGTAATTTCGTTTTCATATAGGATATATCCTCCTCCGTGAGAACATTCAGAACTTCTTTCGCTCTCTGATCACTATATCCAAAATATTCTTTAATAGTTTCTAAATTCTTAATTTTAGATGTTTTAAGCCAAGGAGCAAATCTTTTCCTTGTTCTGATACTATTTAGGAGAAATTGAAATTGAAGTTTATTATCTAACCCATTGTAAATGTTCATTTCATTTACTAACAGGATAGTGTCTGAAAAGGGGTAAAGGCAACGATTTGATATGAATGGGGAATATTTCTTCTCCCACATTTCATCTTCTGAGTCCATCAATGGTTCTTTAGACTGATTGATGGCCTTCAGATATTCTTTCAATTCATACATTATATAATGTGTAAGTAGTGGTTAATTCTTCATCTTTTTCTATATTTCTACTTGCAACCAGAGAAAAGTAAGTAATTACAGATTCTTCTGGTGATTCAAGTTTATGACAATTAGGTTCTTCACTATGATTAATAAATCCACCTACTGGTGTGCGAATATAACTTGTTTCAAAGCCGGGAGCATAGATATGGGAAACACCCAAATGAGTTCCTTTTTTAATAGAGGTTTTCGCAAAAAGCCCTACCCCATGTATTGAGGAATTTCTAATTTCAACACAATCGGGTAAGGGCTTATACATAAAGGTATTTATGCAACCTTTGCAAGTTTCCTTACAGGTTTTTGCATAGGATTACCATCTTTGTCTACCTCAGACAATTCTACCGCTTTCCCACCATTAGTTGGGTCAGGTGTTTCATCTTGAGGTAAAAATCCCTTCCAAAGAACACCAAGATCAACTTTAATCTCACCATTCTCAATAGTCACACAATGTCTGATAACCTTTTCTAGTTTCTTTCTTGTGATTCCATATATGGTATCGAATTCTTCACGTTGAGATGAAAAATCCGCAGGTTTGGGATTCTTGATGTATGCACGAGCTTCACAATAAACTCGTTTCTTTAGTTCAATTGACTTGTCATAAGCTTTGACAATCATATTCAACCATGTACCCATTGCACTAGCTGAGTGCATGACATAACCAATCCTATTCTTGAGTTTCTTATTCTGATCTCCACCATAAGGAGCATTATGTTCTGCTGCCCATAATTGAGTAGAATGTAACCCATTCTTAGAGTGATAGGTACGAATGTGTCCGATAGGAATTCCTGCCGTCTTTTTCAATTCATCGACCATATCTTCCCTATCATTATCATCTCCCTCAACATAAAGAAAGTTGACTTCGGCCCTAATCATATCTTCACCTTCAATTTCTTTTTCATCAATCATTGTTCTAATTGTGCGAAAAATATCACCATAAGTATTACCTACTTTTGGTAAGAAGGTTCGATTAGTTGCTGCCATATAACGGCGGCGTGCAAGTGGAGAGCTAAACTCTAGAACATCATAGAAATAATGTAACCAGCCTAACCGACCAAAAGCTACATCTCTAGTCCATCCAGAGCGCCCCTTATATCCCCTACCTACCTTTTCAACTGAAGGTGGTTGGATGGTATAGTCAATACCATTAAGAAATGCCTTCTCCAAAGAAGGTACATTTTCCAGAATAATTTTCAACTGTCTAATCTGTTCTTCTGGAATATATTCGACAGTTGGTGTTCTTTCCAAAATATAAGTACCTACATACTTAACGCCTGGAAATTGGCGATAAAAATCTGGTGCCTTTCGGCGCCATCGATCTATCGCATCTTTGTCAAACTGAGGTTGACTTGTTTTGTTAAAAAACTGTTGAATTGAATCAACAGGTTTTACTACTTGTAACGACATATAATGTCCTTTCTATCCCTTTGGGATCTTTAGATTAAAAATAACATATTGAGTTAGGAAACTATTTTCCCACATCTCAATTTTTATGTTATGTCTATTATTATACCACAACAAATCTCAAATGTCAAGTCTTTAATTAAAAAAAACTTGTTAGATCAACTTGTTTCTTAGTCTTGTTTAGCTGGCGATGAAACTCTTTGTGTTCATGCAACTTCTCAAAATTAGAAACTGGATTCTCATGTGATTTATCATTGACATACTCCTGCAATCTACGATGAGCCTCCGAGGCATCATCGGGAATATGCAGTTTTGTAAAAGGTGATGTGGGATCATCTTTAACCCCCCATTGTTTAACCCACCTTCTAATCGTTTCCCATGAGTTTGAACCCTGACCATCTACTAAACTCTTATGAGTCTGGTAAAGTAAGTCTTTCTTATAGGTCAAACCTTGAGACATAAAATATAGCCAAGGGCCTCCAAATAGACCTTCTTGGTCATGAAATTTCGTATGGTTTCGGCTCTCTAGCATAGCCTTCATTAAATTATTCTTAAATTCAGTCTTAAAATCTCTTAACTTATATTCAAAATTCTCAGGAAGATTTTGCAATTTAGTTTGAAATTCTTCTTTCGTTTTGAAATATAATGGATACTGGCTTCCTAATACATCTCGCATCATAGATGTATCATAAACTAATGTTGGTGTTCCTAATTGTATCGGGTCTTGTACACTCAAGTTCCAAGTACCATAACCCTTAATAATTCCAACCGATGCATAACAATTCTTCAAAAAGTCAGAATACAATTCAAATGATTTCTCTTGTGGTCTACCCTTATATGAGTCATAGGCATACTTAAATCTATCACCAACAGGAGATTGCCCTGATTGAGGTTTCTTTATAGTCTGGTCTGTACAATAAACAACATATTCTGGTGGTAATCCTTCCATATATTCTGGCAAAATATCTCTACCAGTTGTGGTATGCCATCTATGATTAAATGCGATTGGTTTTCCTTTTTGTTTCCACAAGCCATAATCCTTAGTAGGAAGTGGATTTGCTGCAAGTGGCATATAAGATAATTTATCCTCAATAGAATCATTCATATCTACTACATGAGTCCTATTATTCCAATTCTGTTTCCAATATTTAAGACTTGCAGTACCATGAACAAAAGACCTAGTTGATAGATTGACCGCCTCCATATGTCTGAAAAGTGTTGGGGGAAACAAACCAGCTGGAGCTGATGCAGGACAATCTACCCAATGAAAAAATGTAATACCATCTGTATTATTCATTCCATATCTAAGTGTCAACAATGCCCAGAGAACATTCGATAAAATCTCTGGTTGATGACAAAAAACAAAATCAATATCTATTGAAGAAGTTTCTAAATACAAATATTCACTAGGTCTGAAAAATACTTTTTCCTTTCCAGAAAAGATTCTTTTCAATTTCTTTGCGTTAAACTCACTACGATTACTCAAAACCGATTGTGGATAAGGAAAAGGTATTAAGGTTACATTATCCATACTATACAATGGATCACCAGCATGAATTGTACTACTTTCTGGAATTAAAATATAATGATGACACATAGGTAGAAAATCTACTGTATCTCTTAAAACTTTCCAGTTAGAATCTGTTTCAAGAACAGCTTTACTACCACTCCATCTAACTGGCGAACATACATGAAGTATGCGTTTTCCTAATAAATCATGATGGTAATAAGGATGTTCACTTAAATTTTGCATTGGTCATTATCTCTACTAAACAAGCCATTAAATTAATTTCTTGGTCTGCAACAAATGCAGACTTGTACTGATACTCTGCAATATGCAGAATTATTTGAGGTATAGTACTATGGTCTGCTGATTGATATAAATGGTCATATATCTTACGAAAGATTTTCTGAGGGTCATTATCCATATTATCCACAACCCATTTACGAACACCCTTAAAGTTTTTAGACTTCAAACATTCGATCAACTCCTTCATATTTGCATCACTAATATTTAGCAAAATTCCAGAATCGATATTTCCAGAAACAGAAGATCGTTGCAACTCATTCAACACCCTACGGAAATCTGGTAGGTGTTTCATAATGAGTTCTGCAACTACCTTTTCTTCAAAGGCTATATTATTTTCTGTTAGAATAAATATACACCTATTCATAAACTCAGATGCAATTTTTTGTTTATCAGAATCTTTAATTCGATAATCAATAACCGCACACCTTGAATGAATCGGTTCTATAATTCTATTTTTGAAATTACAAGTGAAGATGAATGAGCAGTTGCT